AGCCCGGATCGCGCCACGTCCGCGTGTCCTGCTCGCGCTCCGCCGTCGTGACGTGCCCCGTCGCCTCCACGAACGCCCGGAACTCACCCACCGTCGTCGGGTGCTCCGCCACGTAGAAGCCGCGGGTCAGTCGGACGAGTCGGCGCGGGCGCTCATCGTCCCACGCGGCGCTGTCCTTCTCCGTGCTCCCACGCAGAAACTCACCGGGCGGAACGAAACGCATCGGCACGAAGCCGCTCCCGTGCGGCATCGGGTGCTCGATCTTCGAGCCCGCGTCGACCTTCGGGCCTCGATACGCGTGCGGCGCGCCATCGACGAGCACGCGCGCATCGAGTTCCGCTGGAACCAGCGAGAGGATGTCGCGAATCCGGTCGACGAGGTCCTCATCGTCCACGTCGAACGCCTCTCCTCCATCGAACTCTCGCCACGCGACAGGCATGTCCGCCCTGCGCGCATCGACTCTGATCTCGTGCAGCATCACCACTCCTGTCGCCTGCTTCGCAGGAGCTATGCCGCGATCATCCGCCGCGCAGCGTGACCTTCGCAGGCACCGGGAGCGGCGCGCGCGAGCCCTTCGGGCGCAGCGTGATGGTGCCAGACGTCGTGTGGCCCTCGCGGGTGAAGGCCGCGTCGGCCACGAACACGCGCGGCTCGCAACGAGCGACGGCGTCGGCGCTCTCCTGCCGCATCTCCAGTTCGAGCGCGGCGTCGTTGGGCTCGTGTGCGAGAGCCGAGAGGCGAGAGCCGAACGAGGACTCGAACTCGCTCTCGTCGGGCGAGGTGTCGAGCACCGTCGCCACGCATCCCACCGTCGAGGCCATGCCCTCTGCGCGCGCGATGTACCCGCGGGCGTCCTGACGGATCGGCCGTGCTGTGCTCCACGGAGACGTCACGCCAGCACCTCCAGAAGAACGCGGTCACGCGAGGGGATTCGGATCTCCTCGCCGAGCGGCAAATTGAAGGGGTCCGTGATGTCGTTCACGTCGGCGATGAGCCACCACAGCGCGGGGTCGTCATAGTGGTCGCGCGCGAGGTGTCCGAGGCGCGTCGCATCCGTCACGAGCACGCGCACGTCGGGCTCCTTGCTGATCTCCGCGAGCGACGCGGGCAGTCGTGGGCCGAAGAACGTCTCCCCCCTCGTGTGGTCGACGTAGCGGAGCTCGCGCGCGTAGGGGCTGGTCTCGCGCAGGGCCATCACATGCCTCCGAGAATGTCGTCGCGCGAGAGGTCGCCCGTTTCGGGTTCCTCGATCCACTCCAGCGTGGCGTGGAGTTCTCCGGGCGCGGTGGTCTCAGGGTGGAACCACGGTCCCTGTGCGAGCTTGACCGACTTGATCTTCACGCGGAACGCTTGGAGCCCGCCGAAGATGAGCATCATGGGGTGCGGGCCTCGCCGGAGGCGCCCGTTCGAGTCGTAGTCCGCGAACGTCAGCGCCATGAGGCGTCGTCGCATCTCGACCATGTCCTTCGCGTCCGCCTGCTGACGGATGAACGTGAGCGCGATGGATTCCGAGCGTCCTTCGCCGCTCGTGAAGTGGAGGCGCGGGTGCGAGGCGCCGCGCGGCGTCTTCGTCGCGTAGTTCGCCCCCAACGAGACAGGCAGATCCGCGGGGTTGAACTGGAAGTCCAACCGCTCGTTCGTGACGGTGTCTCGCAGGTAGCCGAGGGTCGGTGGTGCCACGTCGGGGAAGCGCCTCGCGTCTCAGCTCGGAGGTCACCCGCTCTCGCGCGCGAGGTCCACCGTCGTGTGGTCGCTCCGCGCGCTCTGCGTCCCGCTCGATGTGGCCCCCGAGGTCGCGTTCGCAGCGGGCCGCGCAGCCCCCGCATGACGGCGCCCGCGCCCGCTGTTCACGCCGTCGCGTTGGAGTTCAGCCTCCGTGACGTATCCCCCGTCTTCGATCGTGTGCCTCACGCTCTTTGCGTACCAGAGCCCCGCGTCGCGCTCCGCCGCGCCGAGCACTCGAAGCACGTCGCAGCGCCGCATCTGCGGCTCCCCCTCGCACACCAGCTTGGCCTTCACCTTCGCCCGCTCGTGCGCGCGGAAGGTCCCCTCCGCAACCCGCCGCGTGTGGGCACGCGCGCCTGCGGCGTTCGCGGCGACGGGCGTCGTCGTCTGTCGGCCATTCGCAGCAGCGGGGGAAGCGCCCGCGATCGGCGACGATGCCGCTGCGACGCGCGCGGTGGTCGCTGGCATCGCCTCGCCCGTCTCGGTGTTGACCGTGAGCATCGCGGGCTCGTCGGTCGTGGGCGGGCGGTTGGCCGTCTGTCGGCGCGCCGTGCTCGCGCGCCACGCGGCGACCTGATCGCTCTCGGGGCGGCTCGCGAGGTCAGGATGTTCGGCGACGAAGGCCGCGAGCGCCGTACGCTCGGAGGCGGAGTGCGGGCGCGTCGAGGCATCGAGGCGTCGTCGCGCGAGCGTCTGGCGCGAGGTGGTCGGAGAGCCCGCCGCGTGTTGCAGCGTGGTGCCGGTCGCAGGGTCGACGAACACCGCGACGACGCCCTCGCTCTCGCGCTCGCTCTTCTTCGTATTCTCCTCGACCTCGAAGGAGAGCACGGTCCCACCACGCCACCCCCAGAGGAGGACCCGCGTCGGTGCATCGCCCGTGATCGGCTCGCGCACGAGGATCTCATCCCCGTCCATCGTCACCACGAGCCCGAGGGCTGCGCTCTGGCGCTGAATCCACGCCCACGCGTGCTCGTCGTCGATCACCGTCCCATCGAAGGTGATGGTGTCCTCCGCCTCCCACCGCACACGCACGCTCGCCTCACGCGCGAGGGCCTCGACGCTCTGGCGGAAGGTCTGCTCGCGGAACGAGCGACGGATGGGTCCGTGCGAGAGCGCGAGCTCCTTGCCGAAGGCGTCGATGGAGAGGGTGAAGTCCTCGTTGCGGTACTCGACCTTGTGGATGATCCCGCCGCGCGGTCGTGAGAGCGCACCAGGCCATCCCCATCGCACCGCGATCTGCGCGCCCTGCGGGAGCATCGCGCGGAAGCGCTGCTCTGGGTCGTCGAGCGTCAGGCTGATCTTGGTCGCCTTCTTCTCGTCCTCGTCGACGGAGAACGCGAGCACAGCGCGCGTGAGGTCGACGGGCGTGCGGTCGCCATCGACGGTCGCGTAGAGGAGTGGGGTGCGGTCGCGGGAGGTCACGCGACTCGCGCGTGGGTCACCGTCGAAAGCTACTCGGCGTGAGATGGAACTGCGCCTCGTAGCGAGGTCACCCGCGGGCGAGGAGCGGTAGTTCTCCATCGTCCCTCGTTGCGTGCGCGGGCTCCATCGCGAGCACAACACCTGACTCGCGTTTGAGGAGACGGTGGACCTCACGGATGCGACGCGGCATCTCGGCGATGAACGACTCGCCCATCTCACATAGGATCGCGCGTCGCCCGAACCACGTCGCGACGGCGCCGGTCGTCGCAGATCCACCGAACGGGTCGATCACCGTACACGGCACGGGATCGTGCTTCGGGCATTCGCATGATGGAGCCCATCCGACGGTGCGCCGCGTCGGCGGTTCGAGCATCGTGCCCGTACAGGCTGTTCGCGACGACGATCCATCGCCAGCGGCCTTGCGAGTCGCGCGACGCGACGGCCCTTCACGAACGACCATCGCGGTTCGCTCGACCTCACGAGTCCACGGAGCTCCGCAGGCAGGGCAACAGCCACGCTCGGAGGTGCCAGCGAGGACGCAGGGGCGAACGAGGCGCGACGGCATCACCGCGAAATGGTCCCCCTTGAATGGATCGGGGGAAACGGTCCACACGTCACGCGCGTTTCGGCCAGCTGGGTTGTACCGGCGCGACACGTCGTCGATCCCACGCTCGGTTGTCGGGCGCAAGGCACGTTGACCCCGCATCGCTCCCTTGCCGTGCTTGACCTTGCGCGCGTCGACGTGGGCCTCTCGGATCGCGTCTGCGTCGTAGAAGTAGTCGGCCCCCTTCGAGAAGAGAAACACGAACTCGTGCGCGCTCGTGGGTCGGTCGTTCACGGGGCTTGGCATCGGGTTCGGCTTCGACCACACGATGTCGGCCCGAAGCATCCATCCGTCTGCCTGAAGCGCCCAGGCCACTCGCCACGGAACGCCGATCTGCTGCTTATCGTCCAGGCCGCTCTCTCGGAGCGAGCCTCGTTGCGCGTACGTGTCTCCGAGGTTGAGCCACATCACCCCGTCTGATCTCAGAACGCGACGAACTTCACGAAGCGCGAGGATGAGATGCGCGACGTAGGCTTCGAGCGTCGACTCCTCGCCGAGCACGCACTCCATCGCCTCCACGCGAATCATCGGGAGCCCCGGCATGGGCGCGTAGTCCAGCGCGGGCCACGCGACCGCTTTCACGCCGTAGGCGCGGTGACCGAAGTAGGGTGGCGATGTCACGCAGCAATGCGCGCTTCCCCCGTGCATCTCTCGCATCCCGATTCGGCAGTCGCCGACGCGCACCGAGATACCGGGGGCAATCTCGACGAGATGGACGGTGGGGGTCATCGCGCGATCGGTTGCAGGCATCGGACCATCAGACCTCGCCGAAGGGTGGCAAGAGCCGCATCGTGAACTCCTCGCGCGTGGGTCACCGGAGGACGTGCGCGGGGAGGCCGGTCAGTTGGCGCCGAAGGGGAGCGCGGTCTGCGAAGCGACGAGCGCCGTCTTCGCCATGTGGTCGGCCTCGCGCTCGATCGCGTCGAGGTGCGACTCCACCACCGCGAGGATGGTGCGCGGAAGGTTGCGCCACGCGGAGCGAGGCCCGTTGAACTGCGCGACGTTGCGGAGGCGCTGCACCCACCGCCCGCGAACGGACTTCGCGCGGGTCTTGTCGCCGCCCGTCGCCCGGAGCGAGGCCGCGTAGAGCCGACGGGTGATCTCGCCACCGCGCTCCGGGCCGACGATGCCCGAGGCGAGGTTCTGCTCCAGCGAGCCGATGCGGGCGCCGCTCTCCTTCATGAGCGCCGTGACCGACTCCACCTGCGCGGTGATCGCCTGCATCTGCGCGGCGAGCGCGGGGACCACCGCGAGTGCGGCGAGCACCTCGGCGGGGATCGCGGGGGCGACGGAGGAGACCGGGCGGAGGAGGCCGCGCAGCGCCGCGCGGAAGACGTCGATCATCACGTCCTGAAGTGCGCTCGCACGGGGCGTCTCGGCGCGCATCACGACCTTGAGCGCCTGCGCTTCCGTGAGCCAGAACTCGTCGGCCTTCACGCTGCGCTCTCCGCCGCGCGGCATCGATGTGCGCTCCACCGTGGGGCGCACATGGGGACGCTTGTTTTCAGGCCATACGCGACGGATGAGGTCGCGGATCTTACGGGGCCTGTCGAAGCCGAGGCGCTCCGCGAGGTCGACGTCGCGGACCATCGGCTCGTCGGCGCCGTCGCGCATCCATGCGGTGAGGGTCCAGTCGCCGACCCGCACGAGGCGGTGGGCGCCCTCGCCGACGCCGATGACGTCGGAGATGGTGGGGATGAAGGTGTCGGTGTCGAATGCGGTGGTGGTGTCCATGCTGCGGTGGGGCTCCTGCGAACGGCGCGCCTCGCGTCGACTCGCGAGCCTCCGCAATCGCGTCACCCCTTCCGTTTTCTGCCACGACGCACGCGACCATCGTCGCGAGCGCGCTGGAGGTCGTCTCCGAGTCCGAGGTGGCGCGCGACCCGCGCGACGTTGCCGGGGTTGTCGAGGCGCAGCGTGGCCGCGGTCTCGGTGAGGTTCCACCCCGTGCGGATGAGCTCGTCGAGGCGCGCCGCGCGCATCGCCTCGTTGCCGATCTCCATGAGTCGACTCGTGGAGCGCGGGGCCTTCGTGACCTTGTTGGTGTCGTCGTTCATCGTGGCGTTGGAGAGCACCGTGCGTGCCCTCTCCTCACGCCTCTGCGGGAGTCACCGTCGACGTCCTGGGGGCGCTACTCGGCGCGCTCGTGCATCGCGAGCGCGATGGCGAGGTCCCGCACAAGAGCCACCGACACGGGCACCGAGGAGGGGACGGGCCACGCCGCGATCACGTCGAGCGCGGAGGCGGACGATCCGCCGACCACCGATGCGACGCGCGCGCGGAGGGCGGGCCACACAGCGAGGTCCTCGAAGCGCGGAGGCGGGAGGAGGTCAGCGAATACGCGCATCTCACCCGGCACCGAGGGCGCGTCCTCGGGGAGACGCACGAAGGTGAGCCCCGCGCCGGGGATGATCTTGGAGGCGATGCGTACCGTCGCGCGGGCGGGCACGAGGGCCTGTGTGGTGGCGAGCGAGGGCGGTGCGAGGAGCGTGCGGCGCACCGCGATGAAAACCCGGATCCTCTCCTTCGTGAGCGCGACGGCCTTCGGCGCGCTGGAGCGCGTCACGATGAACAGGGCGTCGGACTCGGTGAGGAAGAAGCCCTCGCCGGGGCGCCCGCGGGATTTTGTCGGCGACGCCGACATATTCGGAATCGGCTTGATATTAGCGGAATTGCGATGCTGTCGGATCAACTCACGGAGGTGACGCCGGTCCACTTCGAGGTGAAGCGCGAGCACCGTGTCTTCGATGACCGGCTCCTCGTCGCGAACCTCGACGACCCACCCCTCGATCTCGATGCGCCGCTCTCCGCCGCTCACAGAGAGACCCCCACGCAGAGGTCAGCCACGATCGCATCGAGCGACGGGTCGTAGTCATGGCCCCACGGGGGCGGGGACATGAGCAGCGGGTCGACGTCGTTCGCAGGGAGGTCGTCCGCGGACGCGATGCAGGCGACGTGGGCAGGGATCGATCCCGTAGGCGTGTCGATGAAGTCGAGGTCGACGGTCAAGGCGTGACGGCGGCACAGCGAGCAGACTTCGCAGGACATGGCGAGGCCCTCCACGTCGCGAGCGCGAAATGCGCTACGAGCGACGCGAGTCGCAACATAGTACCGCAGGACTTAGTTAGTCAACCGATAATCAGTTTTCGGCTACCACTACGCAGGACGACCGGGCGCTACTTCGCCCCGCGACCTTGCGGCCTCGTACTCGTCGCTGAGGCCAACGCGTCGGATCGCTTTGATGACGTTCGAAGCGTTCGAGAGACCGAGTTCGCGCGCGACGGACGTGAGGTTCCACGACTGCGCTCGGAGCTCCGCGAGCAGGACCTTCCGCTGCGCCTCGATGGCGGCAGAGCGTCCAACGGCTGCGAATGTCGGTTTCTTCGCGGCGGGTTTCGAGGGCTGCTTCGGCGTCGTCACGGCGGAGATCATACCCGACGCGCACGCACCGGGCGTGCCGTATGCGCTCGGTGACGCCGCGTCGAGCCGCATGAGCGACAACGCCTCCGCTGGCCGCTTCGGCCATTACCTCGCGACCGTGATCGAAAACCGCGACCCCGAACAGCGCGGTCGCGTCCGCGTCCACGTCCCCTCCATCAACGCGCGCGACGCGCTCCCGACGTGGGCCATCCCCATCGGACAGAGCCTCGGCGGTGCGATCAACCGCGCGCCGCTCGCGGGCGCGCCGCGGACCCACCCCGCGCGCGGGGTGTTCACCGTGCCCGAGGTCGGCGCGCAACTCGTGGTGGTCTTCCTCGACGGGCACGTCGAGCACCCCATGTGGATGCCAGGGCCGATGCTCGCGAACGAGGTCTACCCCGAGGTGAAGAGCCGCGAGGGTGCCACGTCCGACGCCTACCCGCGGAAGTCAATGCTCCGCGGGCGCTCGCTCAAGGTCGTCGAGCACGAGCTCGGTGACCTCGACGTGGCGATGGAAGGGGGCCGCGAGGTCCGCATCACCACCAACGGCGCGCGCTTCGTCGTGCGGACGCTCCCCGACAACCCCGTGGTGCTCAACGACGGCACGGCCGACACGGGCGCGGCCCGCAAGGGTCACCGCGTCGACTGCGGCAGTCTTTCTGTGACGACCGGGCCTTCAGGTGTGACCGCCGTTCTCTGGACGCCGCCCGAGGGAGGCTCTCCCGTCACGCTCACCCCTGTGGGCGTCGACATTCACGGGGTCATCGCCGAGGGGTCCGCGAAGGTCTGGATCGGGGGCTAACGCGCGACGCAGAAGCCCGACGCGGCCTCGCAGCGGAGGTTGCGCGGGCACATCGCGTCGTCGGTGCAAAGCGCTCCGCCCGCCCCACCGCACACCGTTTCCGAACGCCCGTCGACCGTCGTGGTCGCGCACGTCGCCGACGAGGACGTTGTGAGCCACGCGTCGCACTGCGCGCCAATGGTCGCGCACCGCACGAAGCCTCGACGCGCGCAGAGTCCACCCACGCATTGCCCGCGACCAATCGTGAAGCAGTCGTCGTCGGTCGCGCAGAGAGGCTCAGAAGCGCACCCCGCGCCGGAGTCGCTCCGACGGCACGCGTAGCAGTTCCCCATCGCGCAGGTGTTGGCAGTCCCCACAGGACCGAGCGATCCGCACGATCCTACGACCCACACGCCGCCAACGCAGAACTCCGTCGCCGCGCCGGAGCACCGAACGCTGCGCTCCTGACACGCCACTGCGTCGGTGGGCGCATCCGTCCCCGCGTCGGCCGCGTCGCTCACGTCCGTCGAGGCATCGGAGGGTGCGTCCGAGGGGAGCGCGTCTCCCGCGTCCGCTCCGGCGTCGTGTCCTCCATCGACGGACACCACGTCTGGGCTGGACACGTCCGCTGCATCACCGCCTGCGTCGCTCGCCACGTCGGCGGGCGCATCCACCGCAGGGGTGTCCTGCGCGGCGTCGGTGACGTCGCCTCCGCGCGCGTCGGACACATCGACCGCCGCCACGTCGGCGGAGGTGTCGCTCGACGCGTCCGCGGGGCCGTCGCCAGGGTCCGAGGCGCACGCGGAGAGGAGAGCAACGAGGGCAAGCGCGGCGGGGCGTAGCGTCATGTGGCGAGGATACGGAGAGCGCACGCAGGGAGGTGTCGCGAAAACAGCGCCATGCTCCATTCTTTCGGTCGATTGGGTATCGACCACGGGTTTAGCCGCACACGGATCGAAGATTCGGAGCGTCAGCGAGTGACAGGCTCCGCTCCGAGGTAGCGCGGGGTGCGCCCCGTGACGTCGAAGCAGTGCCGCTCCGGGCGTGTCGGGCTCGTGTTGTAGCAACACGCCCGGTCGAGCCCGTGACGGTGCCACGCGACCCCGCGCAGGTACTCGTCTCCCGCGCCTGCACCCCAACACGCGGGGGCGGTGAAGCGCGCCTCACGGTCGCTGTCTGGAGCCGTTGAGAGCCCCACGGGCCACGGGGGCGGAGACCACGGTTCCGACGGGTCGCGGTGGATGTACGCGTCGGCCTCGCGGCGCCCCTCGGGGTCGCGTCGGAGGCGCTGCATCCATCGGACACTCACAGCCTCGTAGAACGCGTGGCGCTCTGGGGTCTCCTCGCGCGGCGTCGGTGGCACCGAGAGCGTGAGCGCGATTGTCCCGCCCGCGTCGCGCGTATCGGGCGGCGGTGGCGGCGCGACGGGGGCCGCGACAGGCGTCTCCGTCGTGGTCGCCTCCGAGGTCGTGCGCGCGTTCCGTCGGCGCGCGCCGCAGTCGTGCGGGTCGAGGAGCAAGAGGAGCGCGGGTAGGGCGACGATGGCGGGGCGCAGCATCGTCGCGACGCTACACCGACCGCGGCTCATCGGGACGTCTCTGTATTTGTTCTGTAATTCCTCTGCATTTGTTCTGTATTTGCGAACGTCCTAGAAAACAGGTGTTTCGATGAGGAATCGCGCGGTCTCTGTATTTGTTCTGTAATTCCTCTGCATTTGGTCTGCGCCCTCTCGTCGGCCCTCGGTGAGCCACCAGCGGTGACGTCGCGCGAGGAGCGTGGCCCTCGACTGGAACACCCCCCGCACCGACCTCGCGACCGCGCTCCTTTCCCTCGCTCTGACCCCGAGCGCGCCAGGGTACATCGTCGGCGCGGCGCGCCTTGGGGAGCTCGATGCGATCGGCGCAGCGTACGACGCCGACGCCGCACGCCTCGCGACGGAGATCAGCGCGGAGAACTCCGCCTACAGCGCGGCGGTCACATCGTGGTCGGCGGTGATCGACGCTCCGTGGTCGAACCTCGACCTCGCGTGCCGCTACATCGAGCTGCGGCAGTACCTCGCGCAGCACGGTCGACGTGTGGCTCCTCGCAGGATCACCAACGACCTCGGCGCGCGCGTCGTGCTCTCGGGCAACACCTACACCCTGCCCATGTCTGGCGGGGACGTCACAGAGGAAGTGCTGTCCGACACGACGTCCCGCGCGGAACTCACGCTCTCGACGGGCGGTGGCGTGCCGATCCTCCGCGTGCGCGCGCTCGCAGACGGCTACGAGGGGCGCTTCACGTCGGCGACGGTGGGGAACGCCAGCGACGGCATCGCGACGCACTTCAAGGTCTCGCTCACGCGCGGCGTTACCCCCGACCTCTACACGGAGGTCTATGACAACCTCGACTGCTCCGCGGCGGCGGGCACGCTCGGGTCGCAGGACGAGTCGTTGCTCGCGCTCCCCTTCGAGCAGGTTGGTGTGGGGCGCCCGACGAACGGCGGACCGACCGCGCTCGTGGGCGGCACCGGGGGGCTCTACGATGCCGCGATCGATCGCGTGACCCGCCTTCGGGCGCTTCAGTCTGTCGACGATGATGTGCTCGCGGTGACCGCGGAGGACGTCGCGCTGCTCGACGAGGCGCGTGCGCAGTTCGAGGGGGCGTGGGGGCAGAGGCCCGCGAAGCGGAACCCGATCGCGAACCGGGAGACGGAGCTCCAAGCGGCCATCGACGCCGCGGTGAGCATCACGCGCTACCTGACGACCGGGCTCCCGTGAGCGTGGGTCAGAACCCGGCCGACGGGTAGTCCTCGCGCGCGATGGCGAGGAGCCGCTGCATCACCCCGTCGTGCCTCTCCGCTTCGCCGAGCACGTCGAGCCACAGGTACTCCGCTGCCTGATCCCACGCGATGCGCGACGTGATGATGCCTGCGTCGGACGCGATCTGACGCGTCTTCGCGGACGTGGCGTAACACCGCGCGAACTTCTCGCGGAGGGCCTTCCGCGCGCGGCGCTGCTCCTCGGGCGTCGCCGGCGGCGTCGTCGGCGCGACGAGGCTGAGGTCTGCGACGACACCGCGCACCTCGATGAGTTCCTCCGGCACGCAACCTCCGTACACGGTCTTCACCGTCGCGCCCTTGAGCCCCACGACGAAGGCGCGCATCTCGGCGACGGACACGAACGCGGTCCCCCACTGCGAGAGCGCGGAGAGCGCTGCGGCGGGCGTGCGCACCTTGCCGAAGCGGAGGAGGGCCGCGAGGTACACCACGAGCGAGACGCCGCTCTCGCGCAGGACCTCTGCGGTCTTTGGCGACACCTCGCGCTCGCCCGCGATGGCCTCGTCGGTGATGGGGCACCCGCTCGCGTCGTGCGTCGTGCCGAGCGCGTAGGACGCGCCGTCCGCCCACCCAACGAACGTCGTCGCCTCGGGCTTGACGAACACGCCGCCGTCGCAGCCTGCGCAACGCGTACTGGAGAGCACGGCGCCGCCGTCGAAGACGAAGGGCATCCGCCCGCACCTGTCGCAGATGTTGGTGCGCGCGCGGACCATGTTGAGGAGGCGCGCGATCGTCTCGCGGCGGGTCACGGGGACCTTGAGGTTCGTCCCGCGCACCGCTTCGGAGACGGCGGCGAGGCTCACGGTCGAGAGGTCCTCGTACGTGATCGCGTCGCCGAAGAGGTCGGCGAGGAACGCTGCGATGGCCTCGTCGCCCGCGCCCGTGAGGTCCTTGAGATGTGCGACGAGGCCGCGCTCGTGCTGCTTGCTGATCTTCATGCGGTGGCGTCTCCTGTGTCGTGCGGCGTGGGTCAGCCGCGCGCGGGAGACGTTGCGAGAGACGCGCCGAGTGTCAGGCGTCGTGCGCGTCGTGGCCGTACTCCGCGCGCATCCGCGCGACGGCGGCGCAGAGGTGCGCGGAGATGGCGCGCAGGGCCTCCGCACGTCGAGGCGAGAGCGACCCCGCGTGCGTCTCGCATTCGAGCGCGGTCGTCGCGAGCGCGACGCGGACGTCGCTCGCGGCGAGGAAGCGGCTACCTTCTGCGAGAATCGGAGCGATGTCGCCCCTCCACGCGGTCATGCGCTTGAGGTTGTCGCGCACCGCGCCGTTCCGCCGCTCCGCCGCGTCGAGGAACACGCGCGCGATGCGATCGGCGCGTGCTGAGTCGACCGCGGCGAGAACGATGGCGCGTGTCTGCGGCGTCACGGGAGTCTCTCGCTCGATTGACGGGCGAGCACACGCGCGAGGCCCGCGTAGAGCACCTCGGGATCGTTCTCCGAGAGCCCCGCGCGCAGCCCATCCGAGACCTCGATCACCCACCAGCGCCCGTCGGTCGCGAGCCCGACGTCGAGCGTGTAGTAGTCGAGGCACGAGGGGAGACGCTCCATCGCAGCGCGAAGGAACGCCTCGGGGATCTCCTCGGGCCTCGGAGCACGCGCGAGGAGTGACGGGTCGCAGTCCTCGGGCGGCCAGTAGAACGCGCGGGAGAGAATCTCGCCGCGCGCGACGAACACGCGGTACTCGACCGAGTGCGGACACGCGCCCGGGATCACGCCGACGCCGAGCGGTTCGAGGTCGATCATCTGCCGTGCGACGATGGTCTCGCTGCGCATCCCCGAGTCCGCCATGAGCTCGGATCGAACGCGCCCTGCGTCGGCCTTCGTCGCGGCGAACATCCGATCCCATCGGCCCTTGTCGGCCTTCTCGCCCTTGATGATGAAGGGCCCGACGTCGGGCAGGGCCTCGAAGCGATCCGTGGTCGCAGGGGCGAGGTCGCCGAGGTCTGCGGACCACGCGAGGATGTCGGCCGCGTAGGCGTGACCGCGGAGGCCGTTGAGGGCGCGCGCGCCGAGCCGCGTGAGGTCGCCGAAGAACTCCTTCGGCCAGGGCCACGCGAAGTGCCGCGCGATGACGAGGTCGCCGGGAAGGACGTCGAGGCGCGACTCCGCGATCTCGAAGTGGCGCGCTGCGGCCTCCGCCTCGCCCGGGTCGAGTTGCTTCGCGCGGTGGAGGAACACGGGGCGACGCGCGCTCACGGCACCGGGCTCCCGTTGGCGTCGTAGTCGAGCGCGAGGGGGGCTTCGAGCGGCGTCCAGCCGTACCACGTCGAGAGCTTTCCAAGCGCCTCCGCCAGCAGTTCGCGCTGCACCTCCTCCCGCGGGCCGGACGTGTCGATGCACCGATCACCCCACCGCTCCGCCGCCGCCTCGCGGTACCACGCGCGCATCTCCGCCGTGCGGGGATGGAGGTCGATGGCAGACGCCGCGCTCCCACGAGCGAGGGTGCGCGCGTCGAGGACGGCGTCGGGCGCGTCGAGGTGGATGCTCTCGACCGCGGGGAACCCCGCCACGCACCACGCGTCGGTCTCCTGTTCGACGGCATCGACCATCCGGGCCGCGACGTCGGCGGGCTGCACACGGGCGAAGGCGAGCGTCGATTCGCTCCAGCGGTCCACGATGATGACGCGCGGCGGGTGTCGCTGCGCGTCGAGCCCGACCTTCGTTCGCTGCGTCCAGTACCAGAGCGCGCGGGCGAAGGGGTCGTCGCAGAGCGGGGGCGGCGGGGGAAGGTGATGGAACGACGTCGCGGGGACGCCGCGCTGCCGGAGCGCCGCCGCGAGGGCGCGCGCGTGGGAGGACTTGCCCACGCCCTCGGGGCCGATGAGGGCGAGGATGATGGTGGTCTGCTGGAAGTTCACGCGGCCCCGCCCTCCGACGCTGCGCCGCAGTCACCGCAGACGCACGCACCACCGAGAGACACGCCATCCTCTTCGTCGAGGATGGTGCACGACATCCGGCACGGGGCCTTCTGGTAGCACTCGGGGCAGTGGTGGTAGTGCGAGGGGATCGCGACGTCGAGCGTGGCGCAGCGCGCGGAGAACACGCGCAGGAACTCCTCCTTCGCGCGCTCCCAGGACCACGGCCTGATGGTCTCGTCGAGCGGCGCGGCTCGGAGGTTCCACGCGCGCGGCGGGGCGCTGAGAAGGTCTCGCGCCTCGGTCGCAAGGATGGCTTCGTCTGCGCTCTTCACGAGGTCCCACCCGAGCGCGCCCTTCGGCAACCCCGCCCACAGTTCGATGACGCCCGCGAGCCGGTCCTCCGCGATCTTGTAGTCGGGCATGAAGCGCTTTACGGGGCGTGGGAGGTCGACGAGATACGCCTCCGTCGCGTCGTGGAGCAGCGCTGCGAGGATCGCCCGCCGCTCGTGCTCCAGCGAGGCGTGAGGGTAGAGCGCGCGGAAGCGTCGCTCGACGTAGCGCGCGCACCGGACGCTGTGTTCCGCGACGCTGTAGGGGAGCGTCGTGTGGCCCGCGAAGCGGTTCTGGCACGCGAGCGCGTGGGCGATGTCCTCGATGCAGACGTCGCGCTCGCACGGGTCGAGCGGGTAGAACGCGCGGCCCGAGAAGGTCTGCATCCAGTCTCCGCGACGGTGCCCGCTCACGTCCCCACCGCCGCGTCGAACGCCTTCGTGTACTCACGCGCGCGCCTCATCGCTGCGCCGTGAAGCGCGTGGATGATCTCCGCGTGCGACGGATATCTGACCCCGTCCTTCCCTCGCAGCGACTCCGAGACGGTGGCACGATCGATCGGCTTGCCTTGCGAGTCAGAGAGCCACGCGGTGACGGCCACGGACCCGGAGTACCCGTACTTCACCGTCCAGAGCACGGACTCGCCGTCCACCGGGCGTGTCCGGTTCGCGATGGCGCGGAGGATCTTCTCGATCTGGCAGAGCATCGCGGCGACGTCGGGCGGCTGCGTCGCCTCCGCCGTCGCGGTCTCAGTGGCCTCCGCGCTCATTCGTCCACCGCCGCGTCGAGGGCCGCGCGCTGGCGCTGCACCTCTTTCATCGCCTCGGCGTAGAGCGCGAGCGCCACGACGTCGTGCTTCGGGCGCGTGTCGTTCTCCAGCGTCGCCGTGACCTTGCACTGCGGGCCGACGACGCCTCCGCGCATGAGCACGGCGGTGAAGATCCACTGCTTCGCGCCCACCTGCTTTCGCTCGACGACGAACGCGTCTCCGTCTTCGTCCTCCTCCGCGCCGACCCGCGCGCGGATGATGCGCTCGACGCGGTCGAGCGGGTTGGTGGGCTTCATCGCATCGTTCATGGGCACCGATCCCTTCGCGCGTCGTCAGTGCGAAGGACGCGCCATCGCGCGCAGCCGAGGACTCCGCGCGCCCCGCTACGCGGCCTCGCCCGTGAGCATCGCGTAGAGCTCGCGCCCGAGGCCCATCCCGGCGAAGACGTTGTCGTCGGTCGCGCCCGCCATCGCGAGCGCGGCGTCTCCGTCGAGCCCGTCGATCGCGCGGAGCACCCCGGCCTTGTGCATGAGGAGGTGGTGCAGCCCCTCCTGCGTCGGGAGCGCGTACACGAGGAAGATGCTCCGGCTCACCGACGTCTTCCCGATTCGATCGATACGCCCCGACGCCTGATCGTAGATCACGGGGTTGCAGTTGGGGTTCTCGACCCACACAGCCGAGTGGAACCAGACGAGGTTGTTGAGCCCGGTCTGCACCGTGACGGGGTTCACGACCATCACGCGGCGCCCCTTCGCGACCACTTCGGAGTCGATCCACTCCTCGCGCTTCGCGGGGCTGACCTTCTTCGCGTCGAGGCGCGCGACGGGCTCGCCGAGCGCGTCCGCGAGGATCTTCGCGAGCCGCGCGCACTTCGGCTCGTGCCACGCGTGCACCATCACGCGGCGCCCCTCGGCGAGCTCCTCCCGCACAACCTTCACGAGCGCCCGCTCCTTCGCGGTGGGCACCGACGGCGGGAGCGGCGCGGCGATGGCGACGGGGTTCCCCGCGCATCCATACGCGCTCGCAGGGTATGCGACGACGTAGGCGCCGCGCGGGATCACGCCGTCCTTGATGCCGCACGCCGCGACGAGCATCGGAGAGGGCGCGGGCTCCTCGCCGGTCCAGTTGCCTGTGTCCTCCGTGGCCCTGTCCGCGTGCGACGGGAGGTGCGCGAGCGCGCCCCAGAGCTTGCCCGCGAGCGGCGAGAACGCGTCCTTCTTCACACGCTCGATGACCTTGTGGAGCAGGGCGAGGTGCGCGCTCGCGAGGTCCGCGTCGGGCTTCACGGTGATGACTCGCTCCTCGTGGGCGGGGAGTTCGAGCTTCAGGTCGGCCTTCTGGATCGTGACCGCGATCGGCAGGACGTGCTTCAGGATCAGCAGCGGGAGCACCCCGGGCGCGTCTCCCTTGTCCGTGTAGCGCACCTGCACGCGGTCAGAGTGCGATCCGAAGGCGACGACCTTGCCCTTCGTGTCGACCTCTTGCATGAGGCGCTTGCGGAGGCCGTAGAGCTCGACGAACCGCCCCTCCTCATCGCGGCGGAATTCGCGGCGGAAACGCGGCGACGCGTTCCAGAGCATCGTGAAAAGCGATGAGGCGTAGCCGTTGGAACTGGAGCCTGTGAGGTGGAGCACCTCGGGGATCTGCGAGACGAGACGCGTGGAGGCCCTCCCCTGCGCACTCGTCTCCGACGAGAGTTCGTGCGCCTCGTCGGCCACCATGAAGTCGAACAGGCCCGCGTGGCTGCGTGCGATGTAGGTCGCGAGCGGTACGCGTCGAAGAACACCAGGCGTCGGTGTCGGCGCCTGCGGCGCTTCTCCGGCTGCGACCGCACGGAGACGCTGGAGCGCCTGCGTGATGCCACCGGCCTCGCCCTCGGGCTGGTAGAGCGGAGACCCGCAGGGCCTACCCGTCCGCCACGACGCGAGCCCCTCGAACGCGCGCAGCGCTTCGGGGAGGTCATCGAGGTCGCCGAACGCGTGCTTCGCGCCGTCGAGCGTCAGCACCAAACCACCGCCCGACGCACGCGAGAGCGAGTGCCAGTGGTCGCCGCGAGTGAGCGAGACGGACTCTCCCGCGAGGGATTCGGCCTTGGTCTGCCACTCGCGGAAGGACGGCGCGGGGATGCGCGCGCAGAGGGCTTTCGCGACCGCGTCGCGCCGCTCACGATGTCTCGGGGTGCGCACGAGGAGGCAGAGCGAGAGCGCCGCCATCACCGCGCGGGTGATCGCGTTCTGCGCTGTGTGGTCGTAGCGATCCTTCGGCGTCGGGTACGCGAGCGCGCGCTCCGCGACGTCGAGCGCAAGCGCCTCGTCGCCGAGGGCGGACACCAGACGCAGGAGGAATTCACGCTGCGTCGACTCCGCACGATAGTCCGTCTCCGCGTGGAGCATGTCGAGCGCACGCTCCGCAGCGAGGCGCACGGGGGCACGAAGCGTCGCCTCGGAGCGAGAGGTGTTGATCGCAGGGCGCCCCGCAGCGAGGCGGGCCTTCACGACCTTGCGCATCGCCTCGCGGAGACCGCGCTGGACGTTGCCATCGACAGACGGATGATCGGGCCAGCGGTGAAGGAGCGCGACCGAGAGCCCCTCGACGATGCGCGCGGCTGCGTTGCGCGGCGTGCGGTCGACCGCTTCGCAGACCAGACGACGGCGCGCGCGCTCGCCGGGGCTCTTCTCGGGTCCGAGGAACGCACCGCACGCAGGGCACCGCTCCGTCGTGACCGACTCCCACGCGTGCCCGAGTTTCGCGCGCTCGCGTGAGAGGAGCACCACGCCGACTCGACCCGCGGATGCCTTCGACGCGCGCCACGCAGCGTACGTGTCCACGTCCGTGACGCTGTCGACGTGGAAGACCTCGTGCGGCACGACGTCGCCGAACACCACCGTCGTCTGCTTGCGCCACGACGTGAGGAGGTGCGGAGGGCACATCACGAGCACGGAGCGACGACGGCGCGCGGCGGCGACCGCGAGGGCCACGCTGGAGTTGTGCGTGACGGTGAAGTCGCCGAGCAGAAAACGCCCGTCACCGTCGAGCTGAAAGCCCGCGTACTCGCCATCGCCGATGGATTCGAGGTGGATGCCGGTCCGCGAGACACGTTTCATCGACTTCGTGCCGCTCCCCCACGACATCGAGACGACTTCCGCGCGCGGAGACGCCTGCTTGCGTGGAATGCGCATCGGAACCTCGGACAACTCGCCGCTCAAACAGACGCGCCAGTACGACTCTCCGTTGACGATTTTCTCGCACATGGTTGCGCGAATGCCGAGTGATCTAGCGAGGAAGCAGATCCCGTCCGCCCACTCTCGACGCTTCTGGACGATGTCCACTACGCCATTAGAGAGATGTCCGTCGGTGTCGATCAGGCCCGCGAGGAACGCGAGTCTGTCAGCGCGAGAGGCCGTGAGGTAGGCGTGTGGAAGGTCACGCCCGTCGCCGACGATGGCGCGAAGCGTCTGCATGAGTTGGTTGCCGGTTCGTCGCGGGTTCGAGAGGGACCACGTCGGGCACATTGTTGAGTTAATGCAGACACGCACCGCAAGGCCCCACTCCTCCGCGGTTGCGTACATGAGGTCGCGAATCTCCGGGTCTGGCTTCGTGACCGACACGCTCTTCATGCCCTTCGTGCCATCGCCGTACCAGACACCGAGAAAGTACGGATCGATCGGGAGCGGAGGCCCAGATTCGAAGTCGACGCCGCGCTCAGGGAAGAACTGCTTGAACTCGTTTCTCGCGTGCGTGGTCCGGTGCGACCCTGTGATCGACGCGCGGAGCCTGCGAGACGTCGCGAACGTCTTCGCTTCGACGTCCACGACGTCTCCACCCATCGTGTGAACAAGCGTGAGGAGGTGTGCATCGTTGCAGACCCACGGTTCGCCAGTCACGGGCACCACGCGGTAGAGCGGTCCTCGCCCTCTCGTCGTGCCGAGCACGCGACGCGGCGTGCTGTCTGGACCCATGAGCACGTCGCCGACTCGCACATCTTCGGCGTTCACGAGCGTGCCGTCGAAGCGCATCACCTTCGTCCCCAACCCCAGACACTTGCCGCTACCGATTTCGCCGAGCAGGAGCGGCTGCGTCCCGTCTCCGCGCTCCAGCAGCTTCACGGCGGCGCGCGCGGCTTGAGCCTGCGCGGCGTAGAGCGGGCGCGCGAGCGTGGGGAGCGCGACGTCTTCGCCGTCCCGTTGCGGGTCGTGAAGCACCTGACAGCGGTCACGGAGCACGGACGCGAGCGAGCGCTTGTAGCGCGCGAGGAGGTCTCCCGCGGTGAAGGCGCTGCCCATCGTCGTCGCGCCCGTGACGTCGCCTGACATCGAGAGCGCGTGGTAGGCGTAGGTCGAGAGGTCGAGCGCGGTGATCGCGAGCCGCGTCACCTGTTGCTGCATCTCGCCGACGACCTCGCCCTTCGTGTTGGTCTTCTCCTCGCGAGGGACCCAGATGCGCTCGAAGACGGCCTTGAGGAGCAACCGCGGGAGCCCCGTCGAGGGGTCGTCGGGCTCCACTTCTGCGCCCGAGAAGACACCCGCCGCGAGGGCGGCGGCGATGTGCGAAGGGCGCGGCGGCATCGCGACGGGCCACTCCGCTCGCAGGAGCGACGCAGACGGCGAGGGGAGGATGCCCGCGACGTCGCCGAGATCCCCTGTGCGCGAGGTCGCGGCCCACGGACGGAACGCGGCCCGGATCGCTTCTGCGTCGACGGGGCGAGGCGCCCACGCGACGAAGGCCATCATCGGAAGGCGTGCCTCGATCACCGAAGCCGGCACCTCGGGAAGCACGGGGATGGACGCCGGGTCGCTCGCCCACAAGAGCACCTGGAGACGAAGCGTCGGGTCCGGGCGCTCGACGCCGTGCTCCCGTCGTGCGACGAGCACCACCTGCCGGAAGGCCGCGTATTCCGCCTCGGGGAATCGGAAGCACCGGAGACCCGTGTAGAAGCGCGCGAGGGTGTCTGCGGAGGCGGCGAGCGACTCCACGGGCACGAGGAGCACGAGCACGCCCCCAGGCGCCAGACGGGGCGTCCACGCGCGAAGGAAGCGCTCTTCGAGGCGACCGCACTCGCGGTCCGCGTCGTAGGGCGGGTTGAGGTAGAGGATCGCCCCCGCGCCCTCGTTGTTGGTGCGCGTGTCGCTCGCGGAGACGTCGACCCGCAGCCCGTCGCCGTGGAAGGCCACCGCGCGCCGGTCGGGGAACGAGCGTGTGCGCTCGATGAGAGCGAGCGCTCGACCACGCTCCATCTCGACGCCGTAGAAGCGCACGCGGCCCGCCGCTCGCTGCGCGTCGGACGACCACACGCGCATCGCGCCGAAGGCGGCGGCGCCGTCGCCCGCGCACGGGTCGATCACGTTGAGGGTGCTCCATGCGGGGGTGCCCTCCCACGCGACGGAGACCAGCGCGGCGATGCGCGCGACGAGTGACGGTGGGGTCGGGAAGTAGCCACCAACGGCTTTGCCAGCGAGACGCATTACGCTGCGTTCTGCGCCTTTCGTGCCGTCTGCGCGGTCGTGCGCTTCGAGATCGACGCGCGGTGTTTGAAGTACCGCTCCGTCTCGGCGGAGAGCACATCACGCAGGAGCCGGTCAGGCACCGAGCACCACGCGCCGGGGGCGAAGCCGCACGCGTCGGTGTCCTCCTCGCTCCAGCCCGTGTTACGGAGCTCGCGCGTAGAGCGGATCATCCCCGTGATCTGCGATCCCGCGACGGGGCGACCCTCGTAGCGCTGGTGGAGGTGCAGCGAGAGGAAGAGCTGAAGTGCGAACGCGAGGTCGGGCACGATCGGCAGGCCCACGCGCTTGTCGAGCGCCGCCGCGAAGAGGTGCGCCGTCGGAACCATCGCGCGGACGTGGGCGAGGAACGCGGTGCGCATCTTCGCGGCGGGCGTGTCGTCGTAGTCCCGCGACGACATTTCGCCGATGTTGAACGCGCGGTCGATGTGCGCCATCGCATCGTCGATCGCGCGCTCCCCGATGGCCGCGCGCTGCGCGTCCGCCCACGCCTGTGAGGGGAGCACGACGAAGCGCGCCGTGTCCCCCTGGATGAACCCCGGCTCGTGCGCGATCACCGACGGCAGGAACGCCGAGAGGGTCACACCGTCAGGCGTACGCTGACGGCGCCACTCGTACCCTGCGCCGCGCAGGAACTCCATGCGCTCCCACACGTTCGCGCTGCTGTACATCGAGCGCGCAGGGGCGCAGGGACGACCTTCACGCAGGTTGGCCTCGAACGCCTGGATCTGCGCCTCGCTCCCAGCGAAGGTCGCGTAGACGGGGCGCTTGGTCTTCGCGTCGGACTGAACCCACGCGCGGTCAGCGTAGACCGCGCAGAGGAGGAACGCCGAGAAGGAGCGGCCCTTGCGCCGGTCGTCGGTCTGGACGATGCCGTACGGGGTCGGTGGGGAGGTCATCGAGGGACGCTTCGCACGCGGGGTGCCACGCTCACCATCCGTCGTTCATCGCGACCACCCGCCTCCGATGCGTCGTCTTCGCGGCTTTCGCGTGCGCGAGGGGTGTCTCCACGAGCAGCGGGTGGTGCAGCCCGACGCCTCCAGGCGTCGACTCTCGCGCGAGACGCACGAGGACCTCTCGCTCCGATGCCGCGACGTCCGATGCGCGCTCGCAGACCGCGACCACGATCGCCTGCGTGAGCATCCGCACCGAGGCCCGCGCGCCCGTGGCGCCGTCTGCGAAGCGCCGGATGGTGCTCTCGGACTGACACGCCATCGCGGCGAGTTGCTCGATGTCTACGCGTCCGAGCACGATCGCGAGGAGACGCCGTGCGTCGGCGTCGAGGTGCTGTGAGGGCTTCGGGGTGCGGCGCGGTGGCGGGTCGCGCGCGGGCATGTCGTGGGACTCCACGCGGCTCGCGTGGCGTCAACCTGACGTCGGGTTGGTGGGGCGCTCGACGCTCATCTTCTCGATGCGCTCGATCCCCTTCCGCGCGCTCGCGAAGTCGCGCGGTTGCGGCGGAAGGTACCACGTCGGCATACCCTTCGCGGCGAAGTGCTCAGCGGTGCGGTGGCGCAGATGGCGGTAGAGACTCTCGCCGTAGCAATCTGCCGTGGCGCCCACGCGCACGCTCTCGAACGTGACGCCTGCGGGGATGCCTCGCTCTGCGCGGATCATCGCCTCGTAGCGGCGCCACTCCGCGGCGAGCTCTTCGAGCGCCGCCAGCTTGGCCCGCGCCTTCGCGAGCGCGAGCGTGTGGGCCTTCGCCGTCTTGATCGCGGCCCCGAGGTGATCGGCCTCGCGGGTCGCGCAGGTGTCGCCCATGATGACGACGCGCCCATCCGCGAGTTCAACGTACGCGTGAACCTCGTGGCCCATGCCGCAGCGGGCGCAGGTGTTGAGCGTGCCGCTTCCAGGGACGGGCTGCATCCCCTTGAGGCCGCGCTCCCATCGGCGCGTGTCGACGATTTTCACGAGACGAGCGATTGCGGTCATGGCGTTCCCTTCAATGTCCCAGGCCCCGCAAGACCGAAGCCTGCGGGGCTGGTGGTGCGTCTCGCGACGCCGGTCAGTCCTGGGCGGCGGTCACGCGAATCCAATCGGGCATCGAGAGGGCCATGAGCTTCGCGCTCCCGAGCGCGCCGAAGCTGACCTCGAAGCGGAGGAAGTCCGCGTCGGGGTCGGTGACGTCCGCCGCCTTGTTCATCGCAGCGAGCACCGACGCCTCGACGACGTCGCCCTGGCAGCGACCCGAGAAGAGGTTGTCGAGGTCGATCGCACGGAGCGCGGTCTCGTCGAACGCGATGGTCCCGAACGCGGCCGACTCGATCTCGACCGGGAACGTACCGAGCGCGATCAGCGCATCGATCACACGGGCGCGGTTCGGGAGGCTGTTGTAGAGGCTGCGGGCGCTGACGAAGTTCATGGTTTCGATACCCCTCAACGCCGCAAGCCCCGCGAGGCCGTAGCCTGCGGGGCTGTTGCGTCCCCTCGCGGGGCGCGGTGAGAGGTCAGTCGGCGAGGGCGAACGAGAGGGCGCTGCGCGCCTCAGAAGCCGCGCGGCGGGCATCCTCGATCGCACCGGGGTAGTCCTCGCCGTAGCCCGCGTTGAACTCCTCGATGGCGGCGGCGAGACGAGCCTCCGCGGCCTCGATCGCGGGAGCGTGGCGGGCGGTGATCGTGGCGCGCTGCTTGAGGGTCATGTGCTCGCTCCTTTCGGTCGGTCAGATGGCGACGGGGGTGCCCTCGGCGTAGGCGTTGGCGCGGCGGTACACCGCGACGTCGGTGTGCTTCGTCGAGAGCGCAGCGGCGGCGAGGCGCACCGCGTGGGCCTTTGCGAAGCGAGCGCCACCCCAACGGAAAGCGCGCGACGCCCTGGCGGAGGAACGTCCCCGCGCGGATCACGTCGTCGCGCGTCGGCGACACGGTGCGGTAGAGCAGGCACGACGAGCCCCAGAGGTACGGCGGCCTGAAGTTCTGATCGAGCTGCACCATCGACTCCGCGTAGCGGTCGATGTAGCGCGCGGGCAGGTTCGCGAAGAGCGTCTCGCCGTAGTAGATCGACGCGTTGATCCAGAGCACGTCGGTGGCCCACTCGGTGTGTCCGAGCGAGAGGGCGCGCGCGACGTCGGGCCGCAGGATGTTGGCGTCGTCGAGCACGCGGCGCGTCGATTCGAAGCGCTGGTTGAGCCGCGCGCGAAGGCCGTAGATCCCTGCGCAGGCGAGCGCGAACGCCGCGGCGCCGACGGCCGTGGAGAGCGGTCTCGGGCCTGTCGCGCGGGCGTTGGTCACTCGGTCTCGTTGGTGATCGTGAGGCGGTTGCCGTTGCCCGAGAAGAGGCGGTAGGTCGAGAGGATCGAGTCGCCGTCGAGGTCGCCGTACGCCTCCGCGATGAACCAGATGTCCTGGTTGGGCGACGACGTGAACGAGGTCTCGCCGGGCGGCGTGGTCGTGGGCGCGCCGGTCATCACGACGTAGCGATAGCGCACCGGGCCCGTGGGGCGAAACCCGAGCTGCGTCCACTCGGTGGGCATGCTCGTGGTGAAGTCGACGCCCGTCGGCGTGGGCAGCGACGTGGGCCACGCGGAGCCCACACCGAGTGCTGCGGGCGGCGTGCCTGCGGTGCGGCCCGCCGGGCAGAAGGCCGCGAACTCGGCGCGGTATGCGAACTCGCGCGACGCGATGGAGGCCAGCATCGTGCGCGCCTCCTGCGAGCGGCTGCGGCGGATGTAGACCGAGTAGCCCATGAACCCGAGCGAGCCGAGCACGCCCATGATGACCACGACGATCATCAGCTCGACGAGCGTCATGGCGCGCTGCGCGGTCGAGCGGGCGCGAAGTGAGAGCGGCCTCGTGCGGGTGTTCATCGGTGGAGCCTCCGCATCCCACGCGGCGCGCGCGAGACGTGAGGAGAGAGTGCCAGATCGCGCGGGCCCGCCCAAGGGGGGATTCACCCTCCCGCAGCGCAGAGCGGTCAGGTGTCGGCTTCGGCGTCGCCCTCGCCCGCCATGCCGAGCTTCTGGAGCCGGTACCGCAGCGAGTGGAAGGTGAGGCCGAGGATCTGCGCGGCGCGGGTGCGCACGCCGCCGGAGCGTTCGAGGGCCTGTCGGATGAGGCTGCGCTCGATGCGCTCGAGGGCGTTCTCGAGGTCGAGCCCCTCGGCCGGGAGGCTCACGGGCTCCGTCGCGCCGCGCCCCGTTCCGCCGAGCACGTCGGGCGGAAGATCATCGAGGTGGATCACGGTCTGCGCGAGGGTGACGGCGCGCTCGGTCGCGTTCTCGAGCTCGCGCACGTTGCCGGGCCACGCGTACGAGAGCATCGCGCGCAGCGCCTCGGGCGAGAACGAGAGGCTCGGCTTGCCCTGCTCCTGCGTGAACTTGAGGCGAAAGTGCTCGATGAGGGTCTCGAGGTCCTCGCGCCGCTCGGCGATGGGCGGGAGGTGGATGCGCATCACGTTGAGGCGGTAGTAGAGGTCCTCGCGGAAGGTCTTCTCCTTCACCATCTGCGCGAGGTCGCGGTTGGTGGCGGCCACGATGCGCACGTCGACGGGGACCTCGGCCACGCCGCCCACGCTGCGGATCTTGCGCTCCTGGAGGGCCCGCAGGAGCTTCACCTGGAGGGGCATCGGGAGCTCGCCCACCTCGTCGAGGAAGAGCGTCCCCTTGTCGGCCTTGCGGAACACGCCCTCGTGCTTCGAGGTGGCGCTCGTGAACGCGCCCTTCTCGTGCCCGAAGAGCTCGCTCTCCATGAGGTTCTCGGGGATCGCGCCGCAGTTGACCACGAGGAAGGGCTGGTCCCGCCGGTCGCTCCACTGGTGAATGGCCCGCGCGAAGAGCTCCTTTCCGGTGCCGGTCTGCCCCGTGATGAGCACGCCTGCCTTCGAAGGCGCGACGCGCTTCGCGAGCTGCATCGCGGCCTGAAACGCCGGGCTCTTGCCGATGAGCGCGCCGCCCTCCGTCGTGGGCTGCATCGACCGCACGATGGTGCGCAGCGACGCGTTGGTGCGGAGCAGCTCGCGCTTCTCGAGGGCCTTCTCGACGATGGCCCGCGCCGTCGCCACGCTCAGGGGCTTCTCGAGGTAGCCGTACGCGCCGCGTCGCATCGCCTCGACGGCGGTCTCGACGGAGCCGTGCGCCGTCACCACGATCACCTGCGTGTCGTTCGAAGCGGCGCGCGCGCGGTCGATCACCTCGAGGCCCGTGCCGTCGGCCATCATCAGGTCGGTGACGACGAGGTCGTAGGGGACCGGCGACGCCTCGATGATCTCCGAGGCTTCACGCACGCCAGACGCGAGCGAGACCTCGTGTCCGACGCGACGGAGGAGCACCTCCATCATCTGCCGGAGAGAGGCCTCGTCGTCGACCACCAGGATGCGCGCGTGCGAGGCGCGGACGATGTCCGTGTGAACGACGCCCGCGGCGTCGGTGCGGGTCACGCTGAACTCGGTGGTGGGGCTGCGCATCGTCGTCTCTCCTCGTGGCCGCCGCTCTCTGCGTCGGTGAAGAGAATGTAGCGCACGAAGATAGGCGCATCAACGGCCCTATATCGATTCCGTGTCGATTCTCGCGAAGTGCCTTTGTTGAAGGTGTTTCGTGGCTATCGAAGCGACCGCACGCCGCGCCCGTCACCGATTCGGTGCGGTCGACACGGGGCGTCCACTCCGGATCGCCTCCGTCTCGTTGTGCCGTTCGGTCGAACGCGCGAGCACGCGGCCATCGACCACGAGCGTCACGGGCGCGGGCTGGAGGTTGATGACCGGCGCGGGCGCGGCGCCCTGCGAGACGACCGTCGCGACCGCTGCCGTCGCTGCGTTCGCGGCTCTTGCGGGGGCCGCGCGCGAAGCGTTGGTGCCCTGTCGCACGGGGTCAGGATCGTTGCGCGAGAAGGTGTCGAGCGTCTGCACCGCGCCCCGCAGTTCCGCAGGCTGGAGACGCGCGGGGAGGGCGCGGAAGATCGCGACGAGGCTCCCTGCGACGGCGCGCATGGGCGCGAGGATGAAGTCGACGAGCGACGAGAAGGCAGACCGCACGATCTCCGCGAGGCTCTCGAAGATCGGCGCGACGAAGGGGAGGATGAACCCGAACGCCGTCTCGATCGCGCTACGGATCTGCGAGAGGATCGGCGCGACGACGCCCCACAGGCTCGTGAGCGCCATCGACGCGGCGTCGTAGAGCCCGCGGAAGGCGGTGAGTCCGAGCCAGAGGGCGACGGCGCCCACCGCGCGCAGGACGCGCCCCACCGCGGCCACGTAGGGCCGCGCGAGCACGGCGAGGGCCGCGACCTGCGCGCCGATCCACCGCATCCCGATCCCGAACATCGTCGCGGCCCACACGACGATGGGCACGATCCCCGTGAACCCGCGCAGGAACAGGGAGAGGTAGAAGACCAGGCCGCGCCCCATGAGGTAGAGCGCGCCCCCGATCGCCACGAGCGGGACGCAGAGCGTCACGGCGATGAGCGACCCGAGGATGCGCAGCGGTCCGAGGAGCGGTCGCAGCGCCTCGCCGAGTTCGCGGAAACGCGCGGAGACCGTCGTCGCGAGTTCCTCGCCGAGCGCCTTCATCGACTCCCACGCGCGCTCGAAGAGCGCTCCGACGGGAGCGAAGGTCTCGCGCAGCCCCTCCCACGCGCGCCGGAAGAACGCCACGGCCTCGGCGTTCTGCGAGAGGTAGTAGATCGCGGCTCCGAGCGCCACCACCGCCCCCGCGATGAGCAGGACGGTGCCGCCCGAGAGCCCGAAGACCCACATGACCGCGCGGATCGCCTGGAACGCACGGGTCGCCGTCTGCGCGACGTTCGCGAGGGTGGTGATCGCCGTGACCGCGACGCCTACGAAGCGCAGCGACGTGCGAAACACGAGGAACGTGCCGATGAGCCGCGCGACGCTGGCGCCGAGCTCGCGCGCGCGGTCCGCCGAGGTGCCCATGCCGCCGCTCGTGATCCCGAGCGCATCGGCGAGCCATCGCACCCGGGTCGCCGCCTGACCGAAGCGCGAGACCATCGCCTCCGCGAAGCCTCCGAGAAAGGCCCGCGCGCGGTTGGCGAAGCGCGCAATGGCGAGCGCTGCCGGCCACAGCCCCGCCGCGACGAGTCGATCGCGAAGCGCGGCGGAGATCCCCGTGATCCCGCGCCCGTTGTCGCCGATGATGAGCGCCGCAGCCCCCTCGATCACGAGAGAGGCGCGCTGCATCATGCGGATCATGCCGCCCGTCGCGCTCGCGCTCTCCGACTGCGCGCGCCCGAGCACGTCGGAGAAAGCGCCGTACATCGGGCCGATGAGCACCTCGACGAGATGGATGGACGTCGTGACGACGAGCGAGAAGGCCGACGCGATGCGCTTCGCGTTGAGCGTGAGGAACGACGAGAAGCGGTCGATGACCGGGATCAGCGCAGGCCCCAGCGCCTCGTACATCTGGCGGCGCATGTTGCCGATCACGTCGTCGAGGTCGGAGAGCTTCGCCGCGAGGGTGGCGGACGCGCGCGCCATACCGCCGCCCCACTGCTGCTGCATCGTCTGCCGCAGCGCAGACATAAGCCGCTCCGCGGGGATGCCCGCCTTCGCGATGTTGGCGAACTGCGCCTCGGTCATGCCGAGGTTCTCGCGGAGACGCGACACGTCGAGGCCCGCGCGTCCGAGCTGCGAGACCTGGCCGCGGGTCATGCGACCCATCGTGCGGATCTGCCCTGCGATGCGCGTGTAGGTCTCGAAGCCGCGCGTCCCGGTGCCTGCACCCGAGGCCGCGTCGCCGAAATCCGCGAGCATCCCCATCGCCTCGCGCGCGGAGTACCCGAAGGTCTGAAGCTGGCGAGATGCGGTCGCGAGGAACGCGAACTCGAACGGCTTGCCCACTGCAAATTGCTGGAGTTCAGCGAGGTGCTGACGCGCGAGGTCGGACGAGCCCATCAGCGTCGCGAACGCGAGCTGGAGTTGCTCGATCTCCCCACCCGCCTCCATCGCCCCGCGCACGATCCCGTGAAGCCCCGCGGCGATGCCCGCAGGCCCGGAGAGGATCGATCCGAGGATGCCCGACATCCCCGTGAAGGCTGCGATGGTGCGCCCGAGGCCACCGAAGGCCGACGACACCGACGTGACCACGCGTGAGCCGAACGCGGAGACACGCGTCGAGAGGTCGTTCACCTGCTGCGAGAGGCGCTGCCCGTTCGCAACGACGGCGGTCGTCGCGCGCTCCCACGCGGGGCCGATGCGCTCCAGCGCGGCGGACATCTGATCGTCGAGGGAGAGGCGACCACCGAGGTCGAGGTCGTCGAGGAGCGTGGTCACGCCTCTCGGGCGTGCGTCACCGCGCGGCTACGTCGCGCCCGCGTTCCGCTTCTCCTCGGCGAGATCCTCCTCCAGCCGTCTGCGGTACTCCCACCGGAGCGGTGCGGGGAGGGACATCACGGCGTTGTAGTCCGCCATGAACTGCGCGCGGGCGAAGGCGTAGGCGTCGCCCTCGGGGTCTACTCGTCCAGCGCGGACTTGAGGTGTCGCAGAAAAAAATCCGGCGACGCCGCCAGCGAGATCCACGAGGGCCTCCCGCAGTGCGCGCAGCGGAGGTGCATCCTCAGACGCGGACCGCCCTGCGGCACGAGGAGCGTCGGCATCGCGTCGTCGTCGCGCGCATCGAGGGAGGCGAGGGTGTTCCCCTCCGCCGCGCTCGGATCGGTGGCGGGCGGCTCGTTGCCGTACCCGATGAAGCGCTCGTTGGTGCGCTCGATCCACGCGCGCTCGTCGGCGGCGTCGATGAACTCGCGGGGCTCCATCATCGCCACCACCGCGCGGATCGCGTCGAGCGCATCGCCAGGGAGCGAGAGCACCTCCTCGAAGTGCCTCTTCTCGGGCACGGGCTTGCCGTCGAGTTCGACGACCTGTGCGAGCGCGCCATCGAGCGTCCCCGCGTCGTTGCGCGAGAGGGCCACGTCGAACTTCGCCGCCGTCGCGCCGCTGTCCACGCGCACCTTCACGCGCATCGGAACGCCCGCGGCGGGCACGTTGAAGGTGAACCCGTCGCGCAGGACCGCGTCCGAGTAGCGCGCGTCTTCGACCTTGCGCTCCGCGTCCGCCGTGTGCGCGGAGTTGCTGTTGCCCTCGCGCACCGGAAGCCCCGCGTCGAGGTCGCGCGACACGGTGTTCTCGCCCTTGCAGACGCACGTCCACGTATGGTCGCAGCGCGCGCCGTACGTGAGGGTGCGCGCAGCCATGAAGGCGCGGAAACGCGAGCCCGTAGGCATCGAGAGCGCCTCGCGCTCCATGCGCCCTGCGTCGAAGGCGCGCCCGTTCACGGTCTTGACGCAGCGGGTGAGCGCGAAGGTGATCGCACCCTCCGCGTCGTGGAACTTCCCCTCACGGTCAGGCGAGAGGCGCTTCTGCGCGTGGCCGTCGAGCGGGACGACCGTCACGCGGCGACCGCAGGGGAGAGCGACGGGGAGATTCGTGTCGTAGACGATGGGGGTACGCGACATGCGCCTCGCGCGGCGTCAACCCGACACCGCGTTGACGCTGCCTCGTGCAACGCGTCGTTCGCGCGACGGGGCTGATCGTGGCGCGATCCACGGCTTCGGCGATGGGGGTGAGCGGAGATTGAGACGGGCGCGGCGCTCGACACCGCGCGGAGGATCAGACGGGCTCGACGCGGTCCACGCTGAACTTCAGCGAGAGCTCGACGGCGTCTGCCTTGCCCGACTCGTGGTCGAGCGAGCCGAGTTCCTTCGGGAAGCACCCGACGCAGCGCCACTCCACGACGAGGTTGCCCGCGCCGTCGTACTCCTGCACGTTGAGGTTGCGACGCGCCGAAGCGGGCGTGGTCCCGGTGCCCGCGGCCCCCGTCGACTGGAGGTTCACGCACTGCGCCTGCCACGCGAGGAGCCAGTCGATCGCGGTGCGGTCGGCTGCATGGAAGAGCGAAACCTCGAGGTCGTCGAACTCCGCCATCCCCGAGGGGTACTTCGTCTTGTGCGCGTTGCCAGCCGCCTGGAGTTCGGTGGGCTGGATCTTCGCGAGCGGGATCTTGACCGACTTCGCGGCGCCGAGCGCGAGCGCGTCGGCGAAGAGCTGGAACTGACCAGAGACGACGGGCGGACCGGGCGGTGCGTAGGCCATGTGCGGCACTCCTGCGGTGGGTAGTGGGGGAGCCGCGGTGCGCGCGGCGCGTCGTGCCTCGTGGCACCGTCACCCGGGCGCGCGTGGGTCGTCCGTGCTGCGGGAAGATGGAGCGGCGCGCACAGGCCGTCGTGGCGCCTCCGATGGGCGCCCGTGCGGCGTGGCGTGGTGTGGAGCGGAAGGGATGGGCGAGCGGCGGGGGGTGGCTACGTCAGACGGCGGTGCCGGGGCCGTAGACGTCGAGCTCGATGAACTGCTCCTCGCTCGCCTCGACGGGGACGAAGCCGATGCCGAGCATCGTACGGTGCGCAGCGATCGTGCCCGAGGTGTTGTTCGTGCTGTCGCACACGACGCGGAAGCGGGGGTTCCCGCGGTCGTCGCGCTCGAAGGTGCCGCGCTTCTCCCCGAGCGTGACCATGAAGCTGCGCGTGCGCTCGAAGATCCCGCGCCAGAGCACCTCGTCGTTCGGGTCGTGCCGGTCGTTGCGGTTGCCGTTGCGCGCCTGCTCGGACACGAAGTCCGTCAGGAGGCACGCGTTGAGCCGCTGGAGCTGCGACGGCTCCTTCTTGAGCGTCGACTGCCCCTCGCAGTACATCGGCCCCGTGGGCTCCTTGTAGAACGGGTTCACCCCGCCCTCGCGCATGAGCGCGACCTCGTCGACGTCGAGCTTGATGCGCATCTCGATCACCTCATCGTCGAGGCGCGCGCGCTTGGTGCCCGCCATCGGGAGCCAGCACCCGCCCTCCTTCACCGCCGCGCCGAGCGCCGCGAACACCTCTCCGATGCCCGAGAGCCACACGCGCTCACGCGTGCGGGAGTCGCGGATCTTGTGCCAGCTCGCGTAGAGCGCGCCGTACGGCGAGTCGATCGCGGAGCCGGTCGCGTAGGGCGAGGTGCGGCGGCGGAACGCGAGCGCACCGGCCTTCGTCGTGATCGCGTACGGGATCGCGCCCACGTAGCGCACCTCGGTGAGCGCCGAAGCCCACGCGGTGCCCGCGACGTGCCCGTCGTGCGACGTGACGCCGACCATCGCTGCGAGACGGAAGTTCGCCTCGTTGTCGAAGGCGTGGAGTCCCGTGCGGGTCTCCGTATCGCCGACGTAGTCGTCATCGGTGAGGCCCGTGAGGCCGTCGTCGCCGCCCGCGGGGGTGTACGTCCCGGCGAGGGGGCGGTTGTTGTAGGCGGCGGTGGCGGAGCCCTCGTCGGTGAGGGCGAAGGGGAACTCCTCGGTCTCCTCGGCGACGGTCACGAAGTACCGCGGGTCCGTCGAGGTCATCGAGAGCTCTTCGAGCGGCGCGACCACATCGACGCCGCTCGTGTCCGTGACGCGGATGCGAAAGCGAGTCGCCGAGTCGTTGCGCGCGTTCTCGACCACGATGCGGAGCGCGTGCGCGAAGGTGCCGTCGTCCTTCGCGGTCGCCGTGAGCGAGTCCACCGAAGAGGTCGCGGAGCCCGCGTGCGCGGTGTTGTCGAAGCCGAACTCGTCGTCGGCCGACGAGGACGACTTCACGTCGACGATGGAGCCCGAGCCCGTGGTGCTCGACTCGATGTAGGGGTGCCCGTCGGCGTCCGCGCTCGCAGCGCAGCCCGTGACCGCAGCCTCCACGATCGCCGTGTACTCCGCGAGCGTGACGGCCTCGATGTCCGCGACGTTCGAGGAGCCGAGCGAGGGCGCGACCTGGCCCGAGGTGATCCCGAGCGAGGCGAGCACGTCCGACGACGTCGAGGCGTGGACCACGAGCGACGCGCCGGAGCCCTTCTTGTCGGTGGTGATGCGGACCTCTCCGCCCGAGACGTCGGCGAAGATGCCGGGGATCGCGTTGATCGCCGCGGCGTAGAGTTCGGGGGAGTTCTCCGCGCCGTTGAAGGCCACGGAGCGCTGGACGCCGTTCACCACGAGCACGAGCGCGTGCGTCGCGATCACCGCGGCGTGGGTCCCCGCCGCGCCCGTGAGGCGGCGCGCGAAGCCGTTGAACGTGGCCGTCTGGTTGCCCCCGCCGTCGATCGCCACCACGAGGGTGTCGCCATGCGCGAGCCGCACCGGGAAGGTCGTGGAGCCCGTCGAACGTCCGTGACCGGGCGTCGTCGAGCGGTCGGGGATGGTCACGAGCGCGGCGGCGGAGTTCTTCGACGTCGCGTCGGTGAGATCGTCGTAGTGCACGACGCGCGACACGAGCAGGGCGCACCCGCCCTTGAGGGCGCGGCGGGCCTCGCGCGCGCCGATGTAGCCCGGGACGTTGCCTCCGTAGACGCGGGTGAACTCGGGCCACGAGTCGACGCGGCGCGCCTCCCCGATGGGTCCCTTCTCGGTGACCATTGCCACCGCCGCGAGGGCGACGGACTTCGAGTCGATGTACGTGGACTTGTCGACCACCGCAGTGGTCTGACCGGCGCTGCGAGCCATTGTGACGTGCCTCCTTGGCGCGGCGCGCAGGGGTCGCGTCCGCTGCGCCTCGCGGGCGGTGTCACCCGCGGAGGCGGCAGGTGGTCACGGGAGCGAGCGTGATGGGGTCGTCGTGACGTCGAGCGTCGCGTCCGTCGGGACCACCACCGCCTCGTCGTCGTACTCTTGGACGTACTCGATGCGGATCTCGCCCACCGCCTCGATGATGTCCGCAGGCGTTGGACGTCCGCCCTCCGTCGAGAGCGCCTTCGAGAAGAGCAGCCCGCCCTCGAACGCGCGGTGCTTCGAGACCCACCGCTCGAAGCGCGCGATGCCGTCGAGCGATTGCGCCTCCGCGGTCGTCGCGCCCTCTCCGCTCCCGGTGCCGAAGCCCGAGCGTGTCTGCCAGACAGCGCGGAAGATGAGCCGGTACATGCGCGGGAGGCCACGCTTCTCAACCGTGTGCGCTGTGGGGTTGTAGTTCTGCTCGAAGGTCCCCTTGGGGTGGCGGTGCTCCGCCATCTCCTCGACGCGCGGGCCGTACAGGAACAGGACCGGCCACGTCGGAGAGACGGGCTCTCCCGCTCGCGCGCCCGACACCTCGACGACATCCGAGGTCCGGCGCAGATGCACCCGTGATCCCCACGGTGCGGGACCTGGCGCCGGGAGCGCTGAGAGCGTGCCCTCCGTACGGAGAGCGGTGACGAGCGCTTGCGTGGTGGTGAGGATGCTCACGATCGATGGCTCCGGGGGCGCTTGCGTCGCGTGGTGAGCGCTCGGATGCGAGCGTTGCGGCGATCGGCGAGGAGGCCCGCGTGGACGCGTTCGACGACGGGAGGCAGAGGGGCGACGGTCACGTCCCTCGGGTCGTCGTCACCGAGCGCAGACACGCTCTTCACCCGCAGCCGCGCGCGACATCACCTCGTCGGCGTGCGCGAGTCCCCACTGCACCTGCACCACCGTAGCGGCGACGTCGGTCGCGTAGCGCGTGGTGGCGTCGCAGCGGGCTCCGGTGTTGTAGAACGACGTCGCCGCACGCCACCGCTGCTCGACGGGGCCTCGGACGCACACGCTCGCGTACCAGCGTCGAAGCGCGCGCGCTGCGTGGTGAGCCTGCCAGTGCGGGTTCGAGCGATCGATCGGCGCGCCCCACGCCCACGTCGTGCGCTCTGCCTCCGAGACGTGCCCCTGATACCCACAGAGCAGCGCGGGGCGTCCCTCACCGAGCGTCGACTCGATGAAGCACACCGCGGCAAGCCGCTCGACGGGGACGCCCTCCGCGGTGGCCGCTTCGTCGATCGAAGCGACCACTTCAGGGCGCGGCGAGACGTGGAGCATGAATGCGAAAATCGCTGCGAGGAGTGCCTGGGTTGGGGTCATGGTCCCCATCGCGCCGCGTCAACCCGGCGCCAACCTGACACCGAGCGAAGGGCGCGTCGCGCGGGCGTCAGAGCCCGAGGTAGGAGCCGATGGCCGCGATGTCCTCGGCGGCGGCGAAGGCGGACTCCTCTGCGACGATGCCGCTCACGTCGGAGCCGATGGCGTGTTCCGTCGAGAGCCCGCCAGACGACGTGTCCGCGCCGTCCTCCGAACGGCAGGAGCCCCACGCGGCCCGCCCGCGCGCGGACGTCGAGTTGCGGTCCACGTCGATCCACTCGCCGATGTCGCCGAGCTCACCGAGCGCGCGCAGTCGCGCAATCGCGCGCGTCTCCAACTGCCGAACACGCTCCCGCGTGAGGTTCATGATCTCGCCGACCTCTTCGAGCGTGATGCCTCCGCGGTCAGCGACGTCGAGCGTGCAGGTCTCGCGGAGTTCCCAGACTTCGAGGTCGGGGAAGTTCACCTTGATGGACCCCGTGTGCTCGTTCACGTCGAGGTAGAGGTGATGCTTGCAGCGCACGAAGGGGCACGGCCGCTCGGCGTGGGGGCCGTGCAGGCAGTCACCGCGCGTGATCGGGCGCTCGTACTCCGTCTCCGGGTACATCATCCGACCACGCTCCAGTTCGCGCTTGCTCAGACGCTTGATGGAGATGGTCCGCGACCGGATGCCCGGTCGCGTGCGTCGCCCTTCGTGCTGCCGGGACGTCTCGCTCTCCGCCTCCGAGACCACGCGCAGATGCACTCGCGCCCTGTCGCGCCCGGTGACCTTGTCCTTCGCGGCGTCGAGGTCGAAGGGCTGCTGCTGCGTCGTCGTCTCGCCCTCGTGAAGCGCCCGCGCAGCGTTCCCGCTGCCTCCGTCGGCGGCGCTCACGCGACACCTCGCGCGAGGTCCTCGGGCTCTTCGCCGACCACGATCTCGACCTCCACGAAACGCCCCACCTCGCCGCGCTCGTGCAGCGGGAGCGTGTGGAGTCCACCGCGCGCCTCGAAGCCGATCTCTGCGAAGAGCCGCGCGCGCGACGCGTCCGTCAGGTTCCGCTCGCCCGACTCGATCCGCGAGAGCGACGCGTCCGTCAGGTTCCGCTCGCCCGACTCGATCCGCGAGAGCATCGAGTACGAGAGGCCCGTGAGCGACTGGAGACCGTGCTGCGAGAGCCCCGCGCGATGCCGCGCAGCCCGCATGGCGCTCCCCTCATCGCCGCGCACCTCCACCGCGGGCATCTTGCGCAGTTGGCGCAGGAGTTCTCGAAGCGACGCGCGGCTCTTCTTGCCCCTCGGGCCGACGAGTTCGAGCGCTGCCGCGCTGTTCGCGGTCATCCCGCACAGGGCGCCCGCGTCGGCGAGCGTGAGGCCCCGCGAGAGCCGGAGGAGACGGAGCGCGCTCGCATCCCCGCTGCGATGCCCGACCGTGCCGCCCGTCTTCCGTTGGCGGCTCACCTTCGCCACGCCGCTCGCGCGCGTCATCACCCGCCGCACTTCGCTCGCACTGAGCGCCTCGCCAACACCACGCTCCACCGCTTCGGACGCACCCGTCCCCAGAATCGCGTTGTCCATCGCCCTCCGCGCGGACGTGCCACGGCATCTACCCGCGCGCGACCATCGCGCTCGTGAGCCTCTGGCGTCCTGCGCCGTGTCGCTGCCTGTTGCGCGACGCGTGCCACGTATCTCCTTCGGTCAACTCGCGCATCGCTGGAACTCCAGCGCGAACGCGACGAGGATCAGCGCTTCACGGCGACGGAGAGCGCCTCCGCGATGGCGCGCTTCGGCTCTCGCCCTGCGCGCACACGTTCGAGGGCGGTGGAGACGAACGGGCGCGGCGGGATGATGATCGACATCGTGTCCGCGTGGAGGTGAAGCCCCGTCGCTGCGAGGTAGCCGCGCATCGCTGGCGTGACGTCGATGGTGCAGCCGAACTCCTGCACCCTGGCGATGCGTAGCAGCTCCTGCCCTGCGCTCGACGGGATGCCGAACCACACGAACGCGCCCTTCGCCGTGGACTCCACGCGGAAGGTGAGAGCCGCTTCGAGTGCACCGCCGAGGAGCGGGTCGGCGTGGCGCATCTCCGCCTTCGCGGTTTCGAGGAAGCGAGGCCCGAGGTTCGCGAGCGCTGAGGGGAGCGCCGCGCGGATGCGCCCGCCGAGTTCCTTCAGCTTCGCGGCACCCTTGCGTGCCCCGCCCTTCGTGACCTCGAACTTCGCGCCCATGCGAGCGCCTCAGTTCTCGCGTGTGAAGTACGCGATGAGCAGGTGATGCGCGCCGCCGTAGGTGCCGTGCGGCTCGATGCGCGTGATGCGGTGGCGCACGGAGACGCCGCCCTCGGAGACGATCACGTCGCCCTGGTGGAGCGTCACGCCGACGAGGTCGAGCGCGTGCTTCTCGAAGACGACGTGGCCGTCGCTGTTCGTGGTGGCCTCTGCGCCGCCCGGGTTCATTTGAAGCGACTGCGCGCGCTGCGTCGAGACCTGGCCTCGGAGCGTGCGTGTCGCCTTCGTGGGCGTCCCCACAGGCTGCTGGAACACCGGGTCGATCGTCTGCGATCCGTGGGCGATCTGCTCGACCACGACGGTCACTGGATGGACGAGGCGCGGGATCACGGCCACCTCGGGATGCGTGCCGTCTCGCGGGGGACACCCGCGAGCGCACTCTTCGAGGGCCTGCGGTACTGAGCGAGCACGGTGTCGATCGCGGGGTCGCCCGTGAGTCCGCCAGCCCGCCACGAGCCAGCGGTTCCCGCGAGCACTGCGCCGAGTTCGTAGGAGTGGCCGTCGGTGGTCTCGCGCGAAACACGCCCGCGCTCTCGCTCCGCCTGCCCTGCGGCGTCGGTGAGGCGCGGGAGGTTTCGCACCACGAGACGAAGGCACGCGTCACGGATGTCCGCGGGCGGCGTCGTTCCGTCGGCCTTCGTGAAGCCGAAGGTCCCAACGAGGACGACGTTCTCCTCGCCGTAGGGCCACGGGTAGCGGTTGCTCACGAGCGGCGCCTCTCCGGGGGAGAGCGCGCGACGGAGGATGCGCGGGTAGCGGACGTCCGCGCGCGGGTCCGTGACGCGGCCCTTGACCATCACCGCCGTGTCGAGGTCGAGCGCGGCGCCGTCGAGCGTCACGGACGTGAGCGCGATGACCGGCGCGGGGAGCGGGAGCGCCTCGTCCTGTCGGCCGCTGAGTCGCAGCGTGAGCGCGCGCGGACGGAACCACCACCCCGTCACCTCTTCGATGCGCTCGGATGCGTCGTCGAGGAGTTGCTGGAGTCGCTCGTCGTTCGCTTGATCGGTGGTGATGCCCTCGGCGCGTGCCTGGGCGAGCGTCGCGTAACTCACGGTCGTCGGTGCCTCTACGCTCTCGCACGAAGGTCACCGCGCCGTCGCGCGTGCGGGGTTGCGGAGCGGCCCGACGGGGCCACGCGCGCGGCGCTGCGACTTCGGCGTCTCGTCGGGCGCGGCGGGCATCTCCTCGGCGTCGGGCGCGGCGGACGGCTGCGGCGCGCTCGACTGCACCACGAGCGGGATCTCGTCGTGCTCCTCCTCGACGGGCTGCGCCACGCGCTTCTCGGGCGGGAACGGCGTCTCCGAGAAGAGGTAGCGCGCGACGTCTCGCGCGGGGCGGTTGTGCGCCGTGGGGATGTGGTACTTCGCGCGCTGGAGCTTCGCCCTGCGGACGAAGGACTCGGGGAGTCCACGGTCGCAGACGGGCGCGTCCTCCGTGAGCGTGATGTCCCCTCCGGGCGCGCCCGTGATGATGTTCGTCCCGTGCACTCCGCCCTTCGTGTTGAGGCGGAGGTAGAGCGTTCTTTCGGCCATGTGCGTGGGTCTCCTTCGATCGCGTGAGCGTGTCGACGCGGCGAGTGTCGCCGTGTGCACTTCCGCACGGCGTCAACCCGGCACCACGTTGACGCTGCGTCGCAGCCCGTTCATGCGGCGTCGGTGCTGGGGCGCCCCAGACATACGAACGCCGCCCGCTGCGGTGAGGCTGCGGACGGCGTTCGTGTGCGGAGAGGAGACGGGGGACACGCGCCGCACCGCCATCCCCGAGAGAGCGGAGATGCGCGGCGCAGCGGCGGATCAGTTGGCGGTGGCGCGGACGTTCGTGATGAGCGAGGCCGCGAACTCCTGCTCGACCCCGAAGGCCGCGCGCACGGTCACGTAGATGCGCACGCACTTGAGCGAGGGCCAGTCCTCCATGCGGATCGACACCTTGCGCCAGAACCCGAGGATGAGGTTCTTCGGCGGGGTGAAGATCACCGAGGAGACGTCGGGCGTGCCCGTCGTGACGGGCATGTTGCCGACCATCTTCACGGGCGTGCCGCCCACGAGGGGGAGCTCCTCGGAGGTGATCGCCGCGTCGCCGCCGACGGTCATGCGGTCCGAGATGCTCTCGCGCCACTTGTTGCCGGCGTGCTCCTCGACGAAGAACACGTACTTGCCCTGCATCTGCTGGCGGTACTTGAGCGGCACCGACGTGCGGGCCTGCTCGAAGAGCGCCTTGTTGATGTGGGCGCTCGACGCGTTGACCGTGTTGGTCGTGATGAGCTTGAGCCACCCGTCCTGCTGCGCGAAGCCGCGGGCGACGGGGGTCGCGCTCACGATCGACGTGTCGCTGCCGAGCGCGAGGCTCTCCAGGTCGACGCCCACGCGGGTCGCGATCATGGTGAGGATCGTGTTCTCCAGCGCCTCCGCCTCGACGTTGTCCTGGAGCGTCTTGTACGTGATGTCGACCTCGCCGTCGTACTCCTTGGCGGTGAGCACGACCTCGCTCGTGGTGGGCGCCACGCGGTTGCCCGAGGAGACTTCGGTGCGCTCCGAGGTCTCGGCATGGAGGATCGGCCCTCCGAAGACCATGCGCGGAAGGTGGTACTCCTTCGCAGGCATCTCGATCATGTTGCACGCCGCCATGAGGGGCGTTGCGTTCTGCGCGAGTTGGATGAACTTCTTCGCAGCCTGGGGCTGGATCTCTCCACCCGTGGAGAGCGAGGACAGCACGAAGTCTGCGCGCTTGGCGGGCTCCGTGATGGTCCTGAGGGTCTCGTCGTTCGTCGGCATCGGAGGGCGCTCCTTCGCCGCGGGCGGGAGATCCGCCGCGGTCTGCGCCTCGCGCCGCCGTCACCCTCGAAAGGGATGTGCGGCGTGCGATTCGTGACGTGCGTCGTCGTGACGCCACCGACGCAACGCGGATGGCGTGAGCGTCGAGCGGTGATGCGATGGAGCTGCGGGGGGCGGTGAGAGGGGCGGGGGCGCCGCGTCTGGCGGCGGGTGGGTGCGTGCGCGCGGAGGGCGCGCAGGGGGTGTCAACGGGGGGCGATGCCCGCGAAGCGGTGGATGCCGAGGATGCCGCCGAAGCCTTCGCTGCGGGGCTCGCTCGCGCCGCCGCGCTCGCCGTCCTTCGGAGCCTTCGCGGCGTCGTTCGGCGACGACTCTTCGAGCCCGGAGCGAGCCGCGGGGCGCATCTCTTCGAGCGCCTTCGCGCGCTTCTCCGCGGCGTCCTTCGCGGACGTCTCGGCGACGAGCGCGGCGTCCTTCTCCGCGAGCGCCGAGCGGAGCTTCGTGACGTCGGCCTCGTGCGCCGCGAGGGCCTCACGCACCTTCGCGTCGATGAGCGCGGCGACGTCCACCGTGGGCGCAGTCGGCGTCACGGGGGAGGTGGAGGGGGCGGTCTCCTCGGCACGCGTGCCCTTCGTCGCGGGCTCCGTCGCAGGCGTCGCGCTCTTCGCATCGACGGCCTCTTCGCCCTCGTGGTCTTCGGCCTTCTCCGCGGCCTCCGCCTCGTCGCCGTCGGTGGGCGCGGTCTCGTCGAGCATCGCGCGCAGTTCCGAGACGCAGCCCGTGGCGCTGTCGTGCGCCTTCTGGATGCGCTCGCGCGACGCCTTCGAGAGCTTCTTCCCCGCGCGCACCGACGCGACCGCATCGGATACGGCCTTCGCGGCCTCCTCCGCACGCGCAGCGCGCTCTTCGGCTGTGCCGCCCGCGGCCTCGAAGGCGCCGCAGATGCCCTCGAAGATCACCGCGAGGTCGGTGGGGATCTGCCGGAGCTTGGTGACGGTCTCGGGGCCGTGCGTGTCGTAGAGCACCTCCCACATGACCGACTCGGCGGCGTACATCGCGTTGCGGCACGCGTCCCTGAGTTGCCAGTCCGCCGAGTAGGCGTCCCACACGGACGCGAGGGAGGTGTAGTCCATCGCGCGCTTCATCGCGTCGGCGAGGCGCGTGGCGTCGGCCTCCGTCGCCTCCACGGGCGCGCGGTACGCGCTGCGGAGCATCGTCTCGCGGACGGCGCGCTTGAGCGTGGCGGGGTCGAGCGCGGTGGGCGTCTGCGCGGGGGCTTCGGCGCGCGCCTCGCTCGTGGTCGTCGCAGCCGCAGCGGGCGCGGTCTCGGGCGTGAGGGAGGCGTTGACGTCGGGCGTCGCGTCGGTCTCGGGGGGCATCGGTGACTCCTTCGGCGCCTCGTCGGGCGCGTATCTCACGAGCACGGTCACTCCCGGCCCGTCGTGGTCAGTGGTGTGCGTCGGCGCGGTGCGCGCCTCGGGGAGCGTGGGCGTGGCGGGCGCATCGGCGCGCGCCTCGACGCTCGCGAAGGGGAGGCGGATCGCGGGCTTGTCGACGAGCGAGAGCGTCAGCGGGTACGGGTCGACGATCTCGTTCGTCTTCACGCGCCCGACGCCCTCAACATCGAGCGGGGCCTCCTTGTAGCGGCCCGTGAACTCGATGGAAAAGCCAGTGATCTTGCCAGTGCGGATCTCCTCGATCGCGTCGGCCTTGAGCACCTTCACCGCGACGACCCACGCGTCGGCGGGGTAGTCGCTGCTCGCCTCGCTTTGGTAGTGGCTCTCGACGATGCAGCCCACGTTGCCGTGGTCGTGCTGCGAGTCGATGCCCCCCGTTCCGCGCTCCAGCATCCGATGCGCGAACGTCCGCAGCGTCTCGGGGGACATCCACGTCCGGTACGAGTCGATGCGGAAGGTGTCGGCCTTCGAGAGCTTGCCCTCGGTGGGCAGACGCAGCGCGGGGTACGCGATGCCCGAGACGATGACCACGCCGCTGTCGTCGCGCACCGCGCGAATCTCACAGTCGACGCGCATCCGCTCGCGCCCGTCGTGGACGACAGACGCGGGCGAAGTGGTCTCGGGGGAAGGGTCGGGCGGAATGGCGGTGTCGCTCACGCGACTCGCGACGAGTGTCACCCGCGACGACGCGGGGGGACGTGAACCACGTCACAAGCAAACTGCCACGCGAACACGGAGCCCGCGCCGAAGGTCTCGCGGAGGGTAAGAGGCGCGACCGTCGACTCGATCTCGGTGAGCTCGTCGTCCGGACCCACGCTGGCCTCGACCCCGACGAACGCGACCTTGAACCAGATCAACGCGAAGGCGAGGAGGACACCCGAGACGATCACAGCGAACACGAGCGCCGCGAGCCCGAGTCGGAACGCACGCTCGACGATCGGCTTGTGGTGGATCATGCCTCGCCTCCCGGTGCGTTGAGCGGCACGCTGAGGACTCCGGCGCGTTCGACGGGGACCTCCGCCGATCCAGCGCGCGCGGGGCCGCGCAGCGCGCGCATCTCGATCATCACGCGCCCGTCCGAGATGGTGACGCCCCTGCGGCGTGGTCCTGCCCCACGGATCTCCCCGAGGATGAGCAGCGGATATCCGTCAGAGCGGAGCGCCCGGTAGGTGATCCCCGCGAGGGCGAGGAGTTCGAGCACATCGTCCGCGAGCACTGGCACACCGCAGAAGGTCACGATGCGCTCGATGCGCTTCCCGGTGCGCCCCATGAGCCACGCCACGAGCGCGCCGCCCTCGGCCGTGTGCGACGCCACGAGGGTGGCCGCGCGGGAGAGCGGCGACAGGAGCCGCACCCGCGCCTTCGCGTCGTCGAGGAGCAAGGTCATGCCCCAGACCTCGCGCGGAGCCGACGCTTCTCCTTTCGGCGTGCTTTCTCCTTCGCGCGCGCCTTGGTGTGGCGGTTGGTCATCGTCCTCTGCTTCGGCAGCGCGGGCTCCTTCGGCCATCGCACGTTCGGGCGGAGGCCCTCGGGCGCCTCCTCCGGAGGTGGGACCTCGGGGGCGTAAGGCGCAGGCACAGCGACGGTGTCGCTGACCGGCATCGGCGGAGGGCAGATCGCGAGGGCGCTGAAAACGAGCGTCGCGAGCGCGCGAGACCCCATCACCCGACGAGGGACGTCGAACGTGTTCATCACGCACCCCCATCTTCGGAGAGCGCCCGGTACGTGATGGCCCACGCGGCGGTCGAGAGGAGCGCGATGAAGATGCACCACGCCTGTGCGGCTTCGAGCGCCTTCACCGCGTCATCGGTCGTGCGGCCCGACGCGGTCTTCAGATCGTGCGCGATGGACGCCTCGACGTAGCCTTCCCACGCGTAGCGGGACCACCCGCACGGGAGGCCGTAGTTGGGGTTGGCCGCCACGAGGGCGTCGTAGTGCGCCTCATCGTCGGCGCATCTCTCTCCGTCGCAGGCGTGGTTCCGCATACGGTTCAGCGCGTCGGTCTCCGCACCGACTGTCGGGGCAGGGATGAGGGTCG